CCCACCCCTCCGGGCCATAGCCGATGACATTATCGACAATGGTCAATTTACTAACGTGTCTAATGAAGCCATGTGCTACCGGCTTCTCGATCTAAAACTTGTTCAGGATGAAGAAGAAAGTCGGTCCCGATTAATTTAAAGAGCTCTCATCGTCAGTTCACCACCCTTGTTTTGTTAGGAATTATTACATGGCCAGTCTTAAATTTCGCCTTTTTGGCAATTTATCATTTCTCCAATCTCTGGATAAAGAAAAAATCTTAAGCAGGCTGCTGGCCAGTCATAGTGATTATTTTCTACGGCAAGGACTCGATATTAATGCCTTGTCCAACGACGATGCCTGTGCGCGACAGTTGCTTGAAGTTTTTACAAAATCGGATGAAGACATGCCTGGCGATTTGCTCAGTGACCTTTATATCCTCGATGAAATTTCGGATGAGGGTGGGGTACAGCGTATTTTTGAAGAAGCTGACCTTAGGGGAATCAGTTTAAAGCTGTTTCCTGATGACGTTTCACCAGGAGATTTTGCAACCTTGGTCCTTATTGAACACCCCATTGTAGTCAAGGTATGCCATGAAAAATTGGTAGCTCGGCAGGTTAAGCGATATTATGAGTACCGGTCATGCGATTATCAACGTTTTGATCTTTCAGCTACGGAAACTGGCAGGGATAAAATTAAAGCCATTCTGGGGCCATGGTTTGAAGAAAAAAAACGCACCCGCACATGCGAATTGTTCGTTTATCAGGAAGAAAATGAAATTCATATCCTGATCACCCATGGCGCTCTTTTTCGCGCCGACGGTAATATCACGAACCATCTGGAACTTTCCCGCCTCGGCTGGCGACCTCAAAAACATGACTCAATTATTTACGACACCAAGACCGGCATTCTGAAAATCCACGCATCCTATGAGCCCGAGCGTAAGGCATATCGTGAAGCTCTCGGGCAGGTTCTTGCCAGCAATATCGGATATTTTTTGGATGCCGCTCCATATTGTCTTCATTCCCTGCAAACAAACGGTGGCGTACTTACTTTGGTTGATGGGCTTGAATGGGCCTGCCTTACCGAGGTTACATTGGAAGTAGATGCTGTTGATTGCCGCCGACAGGACCTCAAAGGAGATGACCTGACAGAAATGGTTTCTGGGGCCGGCACATTAGCGATGTTGCCTGGGGGGATCGTCCGTGCATGCTTCATGCTCAGTTATAAAAGTGGTGGCAGACCACGTAAGCTGGAAGTCCGCCTTCCCAACGTTGCAGATTATAATCGGGATAAGGATGGCGGTGTGACAGAGGCATTCCTTCGTGCAAATGGTTTTTTGATAGCTGGGGACACTGATGCTAACGGACTGGTGGACGCAGCTTGAGGCGACGCCCCGCTTTGGTGGGCCACGTCGTCATATTCAGAGATTGCTCGGAAAAGATTTAACGATACTTCTGGAAGAAACCAATATTCTCCGCCAGGGCAAAACTGCGCCAACCTTCCCCTGTTTAAAACGTCGGGGAGATGGCTGTCCGCGCACCGTCATTAAAATTGAGGATGAATATCACGCCGTTTGCGGGAACCGGCCATCTGAGTGTACAGACATTATCTTGTCAGAACATGATTTGGCACAGCTCAGCCTAAATATGCTGGTTCTTTGCAATCAAATTAGTACTGCCATGAGCCTTCGTGGCAAGCCCGAAAAATCATCAGACCTCGCCAATATTTATCGGGTGGGATCCGTCATCCCGGGGCCAGGAGTTAAATATCCTGTATATTTAGCTTCCCGCCTATCAGCTCAAGAATATACAGAAGTTCTGGGGGCAATTGCTGCCCAGCACAATGGTTCAGCTTTCGTGATGTTTGTGCCAACCAACCAATTTCTAACGGATGCCATTGAACGCCAAGCTAGATCGCTGGGCGTGACTATTTTGGCTTTGGCAGATGTCTTGGTAGTGGAGAATGGTCGAATCGTCACGTCCCGGTCTCCAGAACACCTCTTTGCATCTCTTGGACAGAATTCATCAGCAGGGTTCAACGATACAGGGGTGATAGTCGCCCACGTTCTGGTCTGCGATGGTAAAACAGCCGGACGATGGATCAACCTTGATGAACAAGGCTATCAAGCGCTCATCGCAGAAAAGGACAATTACGATGTCTTTGCGGACCAACGGCAACATAGTGTTTGGAAGACGGGCACTCTGACCAAGGCCAAGATACCCGACTCGAATTTCAGTACTGTCATGGCCGCAATTAAGAGCAGAGCATATTATGACCCCAACACTACTGGCCCAGACCTGACTGCAGGAAAGCAAGTTTTCCAGCGTGCCCGGCTAATTTTTGACCCAAGGACGGGCAAGTCACCTTGGCGGATATTTCAAAGCATTAAACATGAAGATGGGCATATGGTTTACGCCTTCCAACCCGAAGCAGGCGTCTCCTTCGCCTATATTTTCCTCCCAGAAGTCTAACTTTCTAACAAATTATCCAGCTCATACAGACTGGATACAGACACCATCCATTCCTCATACAGACGCCCCCTTCAAATTGCCTCCGTAACGCAAACCAATTGCAAGGAGACAATTATGAACGAACAAGAATGGCGATGCAGCCATTGTGGCAAGCTTCTGGGCATCATTCGCGATGAGCGGATTCATCTTAAATTTGCTCGGGGGCACGAATATATAGTCGGCTTTCCAGGCATCAGCGTCTGCCGCAGTTGCCGCACATTAAATGAGGTTGTCGACCCCTCCGCCACACACATTATTTCAACTCAGCAGGCTAAGGCTTGCTGAGTTGATTTTACTTATATTTTTTTCACACAGAGGCGCACGACGCCCTGACTTAGGCCACCGGAAGCGCTGGACGCTCGGCCCAAAGGCAGGCCGTCCATGCGAGTCCTCTGGCAATCTCTGCACACTAGTTTTGTGCAGTCGAGCGAACTTCTTTCTTTTCAAAACCAATTTAATGCCGTTCGACAACCCAACGATGCACTTCAAGATTTCATCGACCCATGTGCGCTTCTCGATCATCTCCATTCCAAAGGTGACCGGCTTGATGCAAAGAACCAAATACTAGCTGCGCTTGTCACCACTGCCCAAGAGGCAGGACCGGCTCAGAAAGTAGCAACGACAATGTTGTGGTTGGCGCTGTGGCCGGGCCTGGATGCACTTTACAGACGGCTGCTGCGCTATTTTCTCCAGCATCCAGAAGACCTGGTTTCAGAAATATCTGATCAATTCAGTAAAGGCATTCAGTGCCTTGATTTGAATAGGGTCAACCGCATTGCCGCAACTCTCATTCTCAACGTCGAGCGAGAAATCCGTACCTCATTAAAAGCGTCATGGGTTGAAGCTGGGTTACGCGATGTCATACCAGATGAACAATCTGAACAACAACCATCATGCGTCTTCGCCTTGCCCGACGGCATTGGCACCGATGAGGCAATTGTTTTGCTCACAAATCAGCTAGAGGCATGGATTGGAGACGATGCATCTCTCGTTGTCTCAATTGCCATTCATGGCAATCGCCAGCATGAGGCCGGTGATGAATTGGGCATTAGTGCTGAGGCTGCACGCAAGCGCTACCAACGCGCTACGCGTCTTCTGCGAAAGAAAATCAAAATAAATTTATGAGGCTTGTCCCAAAACGCGGCTCAAACCCGCGTTTACCAAATATAGGCAGCGGATGGTCCGGTGCCAAAACTTTAGAAAGCACTTTTAATGGCTGACATGACCTCAACCGTTCCCTGTGAATTACGCCGTATTCCGGGTTTGTATCGGCGATGGGAACTCGCACAGGTGCTTAAGTTCGGGGAGGACTATCACCTTGAAGATGCGGGAACAACAAGTGATGGCACAGCACTTGTTGCTGTTTTCCAAAGCGTCCCAACCGACCTTAAAAATTCAAATTCGGAGGCGGTGACATGAACGACATGAAATCTTCAGTCACCATTTCTCAGCCCGATGCAATTTCAGAAATCAAATTCTGCGCCTGGGTTGCTCAAGCTGAACCTGGTGAGCTCCTGGAATACCACCGTGGTTTTTTAAGCTTAGACCGAGGATACCCGGAGCAAAAAAACAAAACCCCTAACCAGACTCAAATTGAGGAGATGTCTGCACGGGTTTTCGACCTGGCAGAGCGCGGATTTCTTCACTTGCTCCAACAGCGCATCGGCGATGCCTGCTTTAGCTATCTGGCCATCGCCCGTCCTTGCCCAGACGGGCAGTCCATTAATTTTTCAACACTTATGAAAGAGGAGGCAAACTGATGTCGACACTAACCAATCTACCATCTTTAGACCAAATCAAAGCGATCCCTGTGGGAGACATTGCAGCCCTGCCTTCCGCCCATTTGGCATTATTACAAGACCAAGCCAATGAAAGCGTTCGTTCGGCAAAATTGGTCAAAGACTGGCTCGAAGGCGCTATTGCTCAACGTTATTTAGACCGCGCTCATTCTCAGCGACAGGAGACTGGCAAGGATACCGGCACCGTTCATTTTGATGATGGTTTGGTAACCGTCATCGCTGATCTTCCCAAGAAGGTGGATTGGGATCAGGCCAAGCTTTTTGCATTGGTCGAACGGATGAAAGCCGAGGGCGATAATCCGGCTGAATATGTCGACATCATCATAAAAATTTCTGAACGAAAATACACCGCATGGCCAAACCATATCCGGTCTGTATTTGAAAATGCCCGCACCCTGCGTACTGGCAAAGCGTCCTTCCACCTGTCCCCAAAAAATGAGGTTTAATCATGACAACCAAATCTAAACTCGACCGCCTACGTAAAGATGAATTCTATCTTTCAGGGCTCCCCAACACCATCTGCATTCCAGCACTGGGAGATCGCCAAGAAGAAGTAACCAAGCCAATTGAAACAGCGACACTTGACGATCTTGCTTTTGCTCAACTGGGCCTTCAAGCCAAATCATCTGCTCTTCACAGCAAAACGAATGCATTGCAACGGATCTACGAAATGGCCCGCCAAAATGGGCATCTTGGTTCAGATAATGCGCTTGATTCAATCCCCGATAAAAAAGGGGATAAATGATGAACCTCCCTATTATTTCGGCAGATCAACGCCTCAAAGAAACCCGTGGGATCAAAGGCGTCATCTTCGGCAAGTCTGGCATTGGCAAGACTTCGCTGCTCTGGACGTTAAATTCATCAACCGCGCTGTTCTTTGATTTGGAAGCCGGTGATCTCGCCATTGAAGGTTGGCCTGGTGACACCATCAGGCCACGCACTTGGCAAGAATGTCGTGACTTCGCTGTTTTCATCGGCGGTGCTAATCCGGCCCTGCGTGAAGACCAAGTCTACAGTCAGGCTCATTTCGATGCTGTCTGTGAGCAGTTTGGTGACCCTTCGGCACTCGATAAATACGAAACCGTCTTTATCGACAGCATCACGGTTGCCGGTCGTCTTTGCTTCCAGTGGGCGAAGGGGCAGCCACAGGCGTTTTCTGACCGCACCGGCAAGCCAGACATGCGTGGTGCCTATGGCCTGCATGGTCAGGAAATGATCGCCTGGCTGACCCACCTTCAACATACCCGTGGCAAGAATATCTGGTTTGTTGGAATCCTCGACGAGAAGCTCGACGACTTCAATCGCAAGGTATTCACCCCGCAGATTGACGGTTCCAAAACCGGTAATGAGCTGCCTGGCATCGTTGATGAAGTCATTGCCATGGCGGAAATCAGTGAAGGTGATGGGGAGCCCTATCGGGCTTTTGTCTGCCAAACACTGAACCCCTACGGCTTTCCGGCAAAAGACCGAAGCGGACGTCTTGATGTGATCGAGGAGCCGCACCTTGGCCGCCTGATGGAAAAAATCAGCGGGCCCGCAAAACCGGCAAACGAAAGGTTGGAGTTCTCAAGGCCACAACCTTCCGCCGCCGATAACCCCACCACCATTGACGATGAAGGAGTACAACAATCATGACCGGTGCATGGAACGATTACAACGATGCAGGCTCTCAAGCCTCTTATGACCTAATCCCCAAGGGTACCATCGTACCTGTGCGGATGACTATTAAACCTGGTGGCTTTGACGATCCGGCGCAAGGTTGGACCGGCGGTTACGCCACCCACAATGATACCACGGGTTCAGTTTATCTGAGTGCCGAGTTTGTTGTCACCGAAGGACCGTTTGCCAAACGCAAGGTCTGGAGCTTAATTGGCTTGCTCAGTCTAAAGGGCCCTGAATGGGGCAGCATGGGCCGGTCATTCGTGCGCGGCATCCTCAATTCATCACGGGGACTATCAGACAAGGACAATTCCCCGCAGGCTCAAAACTCACGCCGTATCAACGGATTTGCCGATCTCGATGGCATTGAGTTTCTGGTCAAGATTGATGTGGGCAAGGATGCCAACGGCGATCCCAAGAACGAAATCCGGTTTGCAGTCATGCCAAATCACAAAGATTGGGAGGCCTATCAGAAAAGCGGTGGCCTTTGGAAGCCGGGTATTGTTGCCGCCGGAGTAAATGCCACGGTACCGGCAGAAACGCCAACCACAACGGACACGCAACCGTCCACCAACCCTAATCGCCCGAATTGGGCGCAATAGGAGGGCGGTAATGTTACTTCGCCCACGCCAGAAAACCTTCGTCGAGCGTAGCGTTAGCGCGCTCGGCGAACACGGCAACACGCTGGCTGTTGCCTCCACCGGATTTGGAAAAACCATCGCAATTGCGGGCGTGACAGGAAAGCTCCTTGATGGCAGTGATGCCAAGGCTTGTGTTCTGGCGCACCGTGATGAATTGACGGCTCAAAATGAGCTGAAATTTACCAAGGTTAACCCAACGATCAGCACTTCGATTGTTGATGCCAAAGAGAAGTCGTGGCATGGTCGGACGACCTTTGCCATGGTGCCAACATTAGCCCGAGAGAGTAATCTGGCATCCATGCCAGCACTTGATTTGCTGGTAATTGATGAAGCGCATCACGCCGCCGCTGATAGCTATCGACGCATTATCGATCGCGCTCAAAAAATCAACCCAGACGTCAAGATATTTGGCGTTACGGCCACGCCTAACAGGGGTGATAAAAAGGGTCTGCGGCCTGTATTCTCCAATGTCGCTGATCAGGTGTTCATTGGCGAGCTGATCGCCTCGGGCCACTTGGTGCCGCCGCGCACTTTCGTCATTGACGTTGGAGCCCAGGAAGCCCTCAAATCCGTGCGCAAGACGGTGGACGACTTCGATATGAAGGCGGTTGACGCCATCATGAACAAATCTCCCATTACCGATGCTGTCATCCGCCATTGGCGCGAGAAGGCTGGTAATCGTCAAACCGTGGTGTTTTGCTCGACGGTTAATCATGCCCGTAATGTCCGCGACGCTTTTGTTGCTGACGGTATCAGTGCCGGGATGGTTTATGGCGACATGGGCACGAAGGCACGACGGATTGTGCTTCAGTCCTATGATGAAGGCGATATTCAAGTCCTTATTAACGTCGCCGTACTCACGGAAGGCTGGGACCACCAGCCAACAAGCTGCATTATTCTGCTCAGGCCATCGTCTTATAAATCGACAATGATTCAGATGGTCGGGCGTGGTCTGCGCACGGTCGATCCGGCTGAGTATCCCGGCGTGGTAAAAACCGACTGCATCGTTTTGGATTTTGGCACCTCAAGCCTGCTGCATGGGTGTCTTGAGCAAGACGTCAATCTGGATGGGCGGACCGGGTCAGGACCGACTTTAACCAAGGAATGCCCTGAGTGTGAAGCTCATGTGCCTTTGGCGGTGATGGAGTGCCCCCTGTGCGGTTACCATTTCTATTCCGACAAAACCGATGCCCTGCAGCCGATCTCTGATTTTGTCATGTCAGAGGTCGACCTGCTCAAACGATCCAGTTTCCAATGGTGCGATCTGTTTGGTGACGATGCCGCCCTTATTGCCAGCGGCTTTAATGCCTGGGGCGGCATCTTCTTCCTGCATGGGCGCTGGCATAGTCTTGGGGGCGGTAAGAATTTACGCACCCGACTCCTTGCCATGGGCGAACGCACGGTGTGCCTAGCGGCATCCGATGACTGGCTCAACGAGAATGAGACAGACGAGAGCGCACACAAAACCCGTTCGTGGCTAAACCAAACGGCAACCAGTAGGCAGCTTCAATTCTTGCCCGCCGAGTACCACCAGGACTTTGGTCTGACCCGCTATCAAGCCTCTGCGCTGCTGGCTTTCACTTTCAATAAAAGTGCGATCACTCAATTAGTGACGTCGGCTTCTGATGGTGACCGGAGGGCAGCATGACCTATGGCACATTCTTCCGAAAATGCAGCCTTGCGGCAACGGCTATGGCATCCGCGAGGAACCCTCTGTGCAGTCTGTCGGCGGCCAACCCGTGGTTTTGGTTGGTTCGACCGCCGGTCTTCGAGGCGTCCACGACCCATGCGTTGGTTTTGCTCCATGGCCTGCCAGGGTTTTTGGTCGCGCTTGGCGAAGGAGGGCTTGGGCATGGTTGATCTGACCGAACAAGAACAGGCCGCAATCCGTACCACCATCAAAATGATGGCCGAGATTATGGAGGAGATCGGCTGGCAGTCTCGCTTGATTGACCTGTCTGAAGCGCAGGTCCTCACCCTCATTGAAGTCGCTGTCGGCGGCTTTCAGGACGCCATGTTGGCCACGGCCAAGGCCGATGACACGGAGATCCCATTCTGATGCTTGATTACAATTCTTCGGCCAACTTTGCCGACCAAGTAAACGTCTACATCGATGAAGCCCTCGTGGCGGAAAACCAAACCCAGTCCCTCCGTAAATATCTCGGTGGGTCGCGTCTCGGTGTCGCCTGCGACCGTGCACTGCAATTCGAGTATGCACAGGCTCCCAAAGACGATGGTCGGGATTTTAAAGGCCAGACCCTGCGCATATTTGCTGCCGGTCACTTGTTTGAAGACATGGCCATCCGTTGGCTGCATATGGCCGGTTTTGATCTTTACACCACCAAGGGCAACAAGCCCGGGGGTGAGCAGTTCGGCTTCTCAGTGGCGGATGGACGCATTCGCGGCCATGTGGACGGCATCATCAATGCTGGCCCCATCCTGACCGGCTTTCCTGCGCTCTGGGAATGTAAATCCATGAACAATAAATCCTGGAAGGATACGGTCAAGAAAGGATTGGCTGCTTCCAAGCCGGTTTATGCCGCTCAGGTGGCTGTCTATCAAGCCTACATGGAAGCGACGGTACCTGGCATTTCTCAGAATCCGGCCCTGTTTACGGCGATCAATAAAGACACCTCAGAAATCTATCATGAGCTGGTTCCGTTTGATGGCGGTATGGCCCAGAAGATGAGCGACAAGGGTGTGCGCATCATTCAGGCAACCGAAACAGGAGAACTGCTTCCACGCATTGCTCAATCGGCTGATTTTTTCGAATGCAAATTCTGTGATTGGTCTGATAGGTGCTGGAGAACGGGTGCATGAGCGGTGACGTGGTAAAGCTCGACCTCTGGCGTGACTTTAACTCAGCAGCCCCGCAAAGACAGGATGATGACCGGCAATCAGAACTGAGTGTTGATGATCTCAAGTCTCGTCTGCTTGGCAACCTGCGTGGAGTTCTGCCCTACCTGTTTCCCGCCGGAGTGTTTCGCCATGGCAAGTTTCTGGTGGGCGATGTTCAGGGCAACAAGGGCGAAAGTTTGACGGTTGAGCTGACCGGCGATAAGGCCGGTATGTGGCACGATTTTGCCACCAAGGACGGTGGAGACGTTATCAGCCTCTGGGCCGTGGCAACGGATGGTAACACACAGTCGGATTTTCCATCGCTGTTGGACGACATCCGCCATTGGCTGGGCGAACCCAGAAAAGAAAGCATTCACGTCCAATCTGAGATAACAGCGCCCGTTGATGAATTGGGCCCAGTGACGGCCAAGTGGGATTACTTGGGTGGTGACGGCACGTTGCTGGCCTGCGTCTATCGATACGATCCACCCGGCGGCAAACAGTTTAGGCCGTGGGATGTGCTTGCCCGCAAGATGAAGGTACCGAACCCGCGTCCACTCTATAACCAGCCCGCCATGAGGTCAGCGGATGAAGTGATCCTTGTCGAAGGTGAAAAGGCTGCAGAGGCGCTGATTGGAAAAGGCATCTGTGCCACCACGGCCATGAACGGTGCCAGTGCGCCGGTCGAGAAAACTAACTGGTCACCGCTTGCTGCTAAGCGTGTGGTGATTTGGCCCGACAAGGACGCCGCCGGGTGGCAATACGCAGAATCCGCCGCAAAGGCAGTGCTAAATGCCGGAGCCACCTCGGTTGCTATTCTCATGCCACCAGATGATAAGCCGGACAAATGGGATGCAGCGGATGCCATTACCGACGGTATGGACGTCGCGGCATTCATTACTGATGCCGAACGCCAGGCAGTTGTCGGTCCACAGAACCCAGCTAAAGCATTCAGCCTGGGACACATGCTCAGCGACACATCTCCCATGCCGGACGACATCATCGCGCCGCGTGTCCTGACGCCGTCAGGGATGCTGGTGTTCGGCGGTGCGCCCAAGGTTGGTAAAAGTGATTTTCTACTGAGTTGGTTGGTTCATATGGCAGCAGGCGTTGAGTTTCTGTCGTTCAAGCCTTCAAGCCCATTGAGGGTGTTCTATCTGCAAGCCGAGATCCAATACCACTATCTGCGCGAACGCATTCGCCAGATTAACCTACCACCCGAGGTCATCAGCGACGCACACGACAATTTGGTGATCACGCCGCAGCTTAAACTGATCTTGAACGAAGCAGGAATTGCTACGGTCACAGCTCTTATCATCAAGCACTTTCCAGATGGTCTCGACATTATTGTAATTGATCCTATCCGCAACGTCTTTGATGGCGGTGAGGCAGGGGCCAGTGAGAACGACAACAATGCCATGCTCTTCTTCCTGCGCGACCGTGTCGAAGAGTTGAGGGACGCTGTTGATCCCACCGCAGGCATCATCCTGGTTCACCACACTAAGAAGCTTTCCAAGAAGCAGGTGGATGAAGATCCGTTCCAGGCATTATCCGGGGCTGGTTCGCTGCGTGGGTATTACAGCTCCGGCATGATCCTGTTCCGCCCGGATGAGGCACAGCCGGAACGCCGCCTGATCACCGAGCTTCGCAATGGTCCAGCCTTAGCGGCAAAGATCGTCGACAAACATGAAGGTCAATGGATTGAGATTGACCCGTCATCGGAGCGTCTGGTTCGTCAGGAGTACGGCGAAAAGCTGGATGCTGAACGCCTGCGCAAGCGTGATGTGATCCTAAATACCCTGTTTGAGGAAGCTAGGTTAGGGAACGTTTATACCTCAATCCAATTTGCAGAGGCTTTTGAAGGCAAGGCTGGATTGGGTGGGAGAAGCACCATAGCTGAGCGCATCAGCGTGCATGCCACCAAGGGGCACATCAAGTTTTTCAAGAATCCAGAACAGCATGATTTACCGCCATTACGGCGATCAAAATTTGGTTATCTGTGCGTTGAAACCATGCACCTTGGTCTTCCTGAAGATGTCGTTGATGCCGAGACCGGAGAGGTCACAGAGGTCGTTCACCCCCTCCTGCCAACACACTTTAAATGCCGCCATACCGGTGTAGCCCTTGAGGTTGAAAACCCGAATGTGTGGGTCTACCCGGATGTGGAGGATGACCAATGATGGGCTCAATTATCCTCAATTCCAGAATCCAGACGCTCTGGATTCTGGATTCTAGCTGGACGCTAATTTTAAGCAAATTCAGTAGGTTAGGCATGGTTTCAGAATCCAACTGGATTCTAGATTTGGATTCTTGGATTCTGGCTGTAACCCCTTATTTTCTGCGGCGTTCAGCCTCCATTCTAGAATCCAGTCTTTCCCCTACCCTTACAGGGGTATCGGGTAGTGGCCACCGCTTACGCTTGGCCACACCCTCTTGGCCGATGTCATCGGCACCATCAATCAACCAATCCAAAAACCGGGTGGCGATGCATCCGACCAAGAACGTCATCGCCACCCTCACCACACCGCAACCAAAGGAGAAGCAATATGGATAAATCGAGTTTGACCAAACCAGAACCGGATGCAAGGGCCATGACGGTTCTTGCTCTCGACCTCGGCACCAAGACCGGGTGGGCACTGCATGGCCATGACCAATCCATCATCAGTGGCACCGTCGAATTTAAAAACGACCGATGGCAGGGTGGCGGTATGCGCTTCTTGCGGTTCAAGCAATGGCTGACCGAGATCAAGCAAGTGGCCGGTGGTCTGGATGCCGTGTTCGTCGAGGAGGTTCGCCGCCACCTCGGTGTCGATGCTGCCCATGCCTACGGTGGTTTTCTTGCCCACGTCACCGCTTGGTGTGAACACCACCAAATCCCATACGAGGCTGTCCCCGTCGGCACCATCAAGCGCCATGCTACCGGCAAGGGCAACGCCAACAAGGAAGCGGTGATCAACGCCATGCGTGCCCGTGGGTTCAACCCTTGCGACGACAACGAAGCTGATGCCTTGGCCCTGCTGGGCTGGGCTCAGGAGCACCGTATGGGAGGTGGATCATGAATTGGCATCCACGCGGTTTTGGCGGTGAGCGCCGCCCACCTGACCAGGTCAAACGCGATGGCTGGCGCGAGCAAGGCATGCTGGCTGTGTCGGTTGAAGACGACCGGCTGACCTGGCCTGAGAAAGAACTAATCCGCCAAGTGGGTGAAAAACTTTATGGCAGGCGGCAAGAAAACACGGAGAACCATCATGACTGACTGGACGCCATCCCTGGTGGAGGACCGCTTGGAGGAAGCCGCTGACGTGCTCAATCGATTGCCCGAGCGAAAGGTGCAAGGGTATTTCAACGTCTGGCCTGACATGGTCCAGAGTTTTGCTGACTTGGTTGGACAAACGCCTGACCCTATGCGTCGTCCTCCGCCATCAGCTGCATCGATCTCGCGCATGGACGAGACGTTGACGTGGATGAATCATCTGGACGCAGAGGATGCCCATTTGGTTTGGATGCGGGCTGAGAGGAGGCCGTGGAAGGGCATCTGCTGGCGCTTTGGGGTTAGTCGGTCTACGGCAATACGGCGGTGGCATTTTGCGCTCAGTGTCCTTGCCCTTCGGCTTAACGGCCAACGTGTGCCCACGAAGCGATCCCGGTCGTTTGTGATTAGGAACGCTCAAAGGCTGTCAATAGAAAACGTAAA